ACGGTTACTAACGCGCCGGGTGATTGTAATATAGCCATTTTGTATGATCTCCTGATGGATTTACTTTATATTATTTAGCAGCAGAGATAAAAAATCTTCGACTTAATAAATAAAAAAAGGGCACAAAAAGGGCGGTTGTATGCGCAAATTATGTAAAAAATGTCAAGAACGACCGGTGGCTATTAACTATCGCAAAGAGGATCGTATTTTTTACAGAAGCAAATGCGACCACTGTGCCAGAGGGCTAAAAAAAGAAAGGCCCTTGTGGGCCCTAAGTGGGTATCTCAAGAGAGATCAGTGCGATCGTTGCGGGTTTAAGAGTCGACATGTAGAAACATTTAATGTCTTTTATGTCGACGGTGATCTAACCAATAATAAATCTACAAATCTCAAAACTGTATGTGCTAACTGCCAACGGATTCTGCATAAAGAAGGTGTTCGCTGGCGACAGGGAGATCTAGTTCCTGACTTTTAACTACCAATTCCAGTTGTAAGAATAGATTCTCAATCGAGCTGTCATTGGCAATTTCAACATCGACAGGTTGACCAATCCATGCGGTTTCACTGGCGTGAATTCCCAACTCTTCCAAATGTTTACGTCCGTGTGCCCAACTCATATTTCCGTTGGGTCCGCGATTGTAATTTACAGCAGACTCATACCAATCGGGATCTGGTCCACGACGAATTCTAACTACTATGCCACCGGCGCGTTTGATTGCTAGAATTTCATTTGGGAAACGAACATCACTGATAACAATATTATCTCGTGTTTTACGCATTTTATTTTCTAAACTGGCAATCCAAATTTCATCATGAAATGCACCGCGTAAAACTTCTGTGCCCCAGTATTGTAGAACCCATCTCGGAGTAAGCTGAGGAATATTCAATCGAGCAGCCCACCATGTGTCGACTTGTTCTCTCCATGCTCGAGCTTCTTTGGTTCGGCCTTCTAATAGTGTTCTATCCCAACCAAATACTGCTGCCACTGCATCTTTTAGCGTACTGGCAAAACTGTCTCGTCTAAATTCATGGTAATTTACCAAATAGTCTGCCGCTGTATCCTTGCCAGCTGATATAAAGCCCACAAATCCTACGATCATATGCAATCCCCATTAGATAGCAATAGTATATTACAGATCAGTTAAAAAATCAATCTCAATTTAGCCAATCACAAAAGTAAGCGGCGTATCCCCAGTCTTGTAATTGATTAAATCTTGCTCCAATACTTCGATTTCAGCTTTGCCTTCGCCTTTTAGTGCGGCACCATTCAACTGTGTGCTGCCCTGTGGACTGGCAATGCTGGCAAACTTTTCACGTGCTTCCCCTAACATGAGTTTGCAGGTGGCTAAACTATAGTCTTTTAACCACTGCCCGGCATAGGGATCTTGTAATAGATTAAAATCTGGACGATGATTATACATCCATACCAACAATTCTTCTTCATTGCGTGGACGCTGCATTATGGTCAGCAATTTAGTTGTGGCATTAAAAGTAAAGTTAATTTCACTACCAAACATTTTACCCACTTGCTTCTGATAACTGGCAAAGGCATAATATGTTGCTAACCCACCCATATGTGTTGATGTTAACAAATAAGTATTGGAGTAAGCCAAGTTAAATGGTTCAAACAAACTGCCGCCATCACCGCCGCCTGTTCTACTACCTATACTGCGACGAAATAACTGACGCACAGACATTACTTCTTTGGGCAAAATATAATCGTTGGTATCGGTTATGGTTGTAATAAACCCAAAACTTTCTTCTACACTGTTGCTGCTGCGCTGACGAAATTTGGCCAAGGCACGATCTATGGCAATATTGTAATCTTTGGGTTCTAATTCCACATCGACCATGCTGCCGCCTAGCATGCTTTGAATATATTCTATGACCTGTTGTCTTTCAGTTATTGTATCGCTCATATGAATATTTATACTAATAAATACAAGACCAAGGAGAACTAAAATTCCACGCCTAAGTTTATACCGTCCAGAGAAAGGGAAAGATTTTCGATTTATAGATCGTATTATCAATGAAGAATTTCAAGTGGGCGGGACAGATGTTTACCTACACAAATATTTGGGACCTGTTAATCCCATGGAAGGAGAAAGTACTCCGGGTACTCCTGTAAATACCAATTCTATTCCGGAATTAGGTATACAGGATTTAATTTTCATGGAAAACAGAGATAGACATTATGATCCGGATGTGTATGTCATGCGCTGTATCTATACCATGCAGGATTTGGATTTTAATTTAAGCCAGTTTGGACTGTTTCTACAAAATGATACCATTATGCTTCATTTTCATTTGCGTAGCACAGTAGATACCATTCAACGCAAAGTCATGTCAGGCGATGTAATAGAATTACCTCATCTCAAAGATGAATATGCGCTGGATGATAGTATAGTAGCACTAAAAAGATTTTACGTTATACAAGATGTTAGTCGTCCTGCTGCTGGTTTTAGTCAAACTTGGTACCCACATTTGCTCCGTGCTAAATGTGTGCCGCTGGTTGATAGTCAGGAGTTCAAAGAAATTCTCGATGGTGATACCGGGGCAGGGGATGGCAGCACATTGAGAGATTTACTCAGCACTTACCAACGCAGCATAGAAATTAATGATCAAATCATTGCTGAAGCTGATCGAGACGCACCCGCCAGCGGATTTGATACTAAAAATTTATATGTTATTCCAACTAAAGAATCCGGGTTAGCTAACACTGCAGATGCCAGTATTGAGTTTACCGATGCCAGTACCGAATTAGCAGTTTTAGATGCCAGTGTGATATTACAGACACCTGATAAAAACTATTATTTGACTTATCTCAGTAATGATGGTATTCCACCCAACGGAGCAGCATACGGATTTGGTATATCTTTTCCTTCCAATCCTATTAAAGGACAATTCTTTCTTCGTTCTGATTACATGCCCAATCGATTATATAGATATAACGGTAGACATTGGATCAAATTTGAAGACAATGTGCGAATGACACTGAATAATTTAGGCAATACAGATACAGCCAGCGGAACATTTGCTGGTCAACAGGTTCGTCAAACACAAAAAATGACCTTTATTAATAATAACAACACTGCTACCATCAATGGAGAAGTTGTAGTAGAACGTCAGGCATTAAGTAAGGCATTGAAACCCAAGGCGGATAATTGATATGAGCGATTTCTTTTATGATGGACAGGTAAGACGATATCTTGCACAGTTCATGCGCATTATGAGCAACTTCAGTGTAAAGGATGCTCGGGGACAACTAACTCGTGTTCCGGTAAGATATGGAGATATGAATCGTCAAGTATCCCAAATACTAAAGAAAAACACGGAAAATACCATTCCCAGTGCGCCTTTCATTGCCTGTTATATTAAGGATCTACAATATGATCGTGCTAGAATGCAGGAGCCTACATTTGTCAGTACAGTCAATATTAGGGAACGAGCATTTGATGCTGCCGGTAATCAATACCTAAACACTCAAGGCACTAACTATACAGTAGATCGCATGATGCCGGTACCATATCTAGCCGATTTTGCCGCAGATATATGGACCACCAATACTGATCAAAAATTACAAATATGGGAACAGATCTCTGTGTTGTTTAATCCCAGTTTGGAATTACAGACCACTGATAATTATATTGACTGGACCAGTATCAGTGTATTAACTCTCAAAAGTCAAACATGGACCAATCGCACTGTGCCACAAGGGTTAGAACAGGATATTGAAATATTAAACATGGTTTTTGATACACATGTATGGATCACTCCACCAGTTAAGGTTAAGAAGTTGGGTATTATTACTAAAATTATCACCACAGCATTCAGTACAGAGCAAGGTGTTATTAGAGATGACTATAGCAATGCCGATGCTGTGTTAGAATCATTAGGAGATACACTGCTTAATGTTGTAGTAACTCCGGGTAATTTTGATTTGTTGGTAATGAATAATGTGGCTACACTAATATCACAGAATGGTCAAACTGATTTCTTAGAAATTAGTGTCCCTGCTTATCAAAACTCCTGGAGAAGTGTATTGGATCTATATCCAGGATCTTTTAAAGCTGGTATAAGTCAAATAAGATTAAAGAAAGATGATGGCACAGAAATAGTTGCATACATCAGTCTGGATCCTATAGATGAAAAAAGAATGGTAATGAACATTGACAGCGATACCATACCTACCAATACCATTATTTCAGGAAGAGGAACTGTGGATGCTATTATCAATCCCGAGACATTTAATCCCAGTGGCCGAGTTAGTGGTACAAGATATTTAATTTTAGAAGATCTCAATATAAATGATCAATACTTGAATCCAGGATATGACGGCCCTAATGCTTGGAAAAACGCCGACGATTCCGATCCACAGGCCCATGCTAATGATATCATAGAGTGGGATGGTAGTCAGTGGAATATTGTATTTGATTCTACTACTGTTAATAGTATGGTTTATATAACTAATTCTTATACAGGTGTGCAATATAAATGGAGTCACGGAGCGTGGAGCAAGAGTTTCGAGGGAGTATACGACAAGGCTTTATGGCGATTAGTACTATAAGTCGTATTGTATGTAGCGGCGGGTTATTTTTATCCAAAGATACTCGCCGATTTTTGTTATTATTACGTAGTTCAGGAAAAACTGCAGGTACTTGGGGTCTTGTTGGCGGGAAAAAAGAACCCGGTGATAGTACACCAGTGGATATATTAATAAGAGAAACTCAAGAAGAAGTGGGTCGCACTCCTGCCATAAGAAAAATAGTTCCTTTAGAATTGTTTACCAGTAACGATCAGCACTTTCAATACAATACATATGTACTGTTAATAGATAAAGAATTTATCCCTACATTAAATGCTGAGCATGAAGGATATGCTTGGTGCAATTATGGCTCGTGGCCTAAACCATTGCACCAAGGGGTTAAAAACAGCTTCAACAACAAGACAATACGAACAAAATTAGAAGTGTTATTAGATTTAATCTAACAGATCTGGTCCAAAAGCCCAGGTTCCGAGGTGTCTTAGTTCCATACTAAGATTAGTATCAATCTTAACTGTATATCCTGCCTGTGCCATTTTTTGACAAAGAATCATATCCTCGCCAAGATGATCATTGCTCTCAGGGCTCCATCCAAACTCAAACCATGGTCTAGGGATACTATCAAATATGTCTGCTCTCATTAACATACAACCCATACCTACTCCTTCTACAGGAATCAATTCATCCCTGGCTTCAAAGGGCAAAGGATCCTCCCAATTGCCTATGGTTTCGTAAGCAACTCCTTTAGCGGGTAATTGACGTCTAATATAATTGGCAGCTACTATGGGTTCTTTATGTGCCAATAGCCTTAATGCAGTGCTGGCAGGAGCAACAATATCACTATCTAACCATAATAGATATTCGGCTCCGGTTTCCCGCCCAAATGTAGCAAGTCGTTCTCTCTGTGTGAGAAGAATAGTACTAGCATCCATAATGATTTGTGTATCTAAGCCATTCATGGTGTTTAGTTTAACTATTTCTGTAAGGCATAAAGCATGAGCACTATGTAGTAGATCCCTAGTAGGGATTAGAATTGCCAGTTTGCTTTTTTTAATTGACCACTGACTTGTAGCAAATACGCTCTTTTTCATGCACCTGCCACGTCTTTGCTTAAAGTCTCTCCTTGTATGACTAATTCTCTAATGGAATTAATTAGATCCTGTGTACGTTTAGCAGTAAGAACAAAATCGCTAGGACTGAGTTTGCAAGTCATATGCATTGTTTCTTCACTGACTTTATCGTTACACAGCACTTCAATAGCACCTCGACGAGCTAAGTTTTCGATAAAATGGTGTCGTACAACATAGTCATCTTTGCTAATCAATTCTACACATTCATCTTGATCCAGTTCTTCGGCCAGTTCTTCAAGTATGGCCAATTCTGCTGTCATTTCTTTTGAAGCTTTGTATTCAGTTCGAAGAGTCTGAATTCTATGTAAAAATGCTAGTAGCGTTTCCGGATTGGTAGTACGATCATTATAGACTATGTTGTCTAATTCCCAACGACTGGGTCCAACTGGTATTTGTGATAGGATGTAATCTACGTCTAATTTTTTCATTGTTTGCTATTTTAATTAAGGAGGATAATTATAAGGACTCGTTTGGCCGCCAAATGTACTAGAAATACTAATTATAGTACCGGCTGCTCTACCGCCATAGTTAGCACCGAGGGTACTACTTAATCTCACACCGGTTCCAGCTGCTGTTGGATAAGATGCATTAGTAAATGCCGAATACACCCTGCCAAAAGATATTGCTTGTCCTGTATTTGGTAAAACTGCCATAAGTTAATCCCCCGTTGGCCCGATATTTATAGGCACATATTTTCCTTATTAAAAAACTTGATTTAATATAATGTATTTATCAAATTTTAAACTTTGCTTTAGGAGGATTAACACCCCATCATATACCAAATAGAATCTAAAAATAGTTAATTTGAATATTATTCAGATTCAAGAATTTCTTTAATTCTAGCAATTAAAGTTTCATCAGTCCACGAACCGCGAACAGCAAGATAAGCATCATCTTCCCAAACATTTAGTGTTCTAGGGATTGGTTGTGATCCGGGATTATCAAATAATATGGTTGCTTGAACACTATTGCGTCTTCCTCTTCCATAATTATTTGGGCCGTTTTCGGAATTCTCTGGCGAATATCCATAATTTTCCTGCACATCCACAAGATGAAAAGATGTGGCTGTCACGGCCGCAACTTGAGGAACTACTACAACTGGTCTGCTTAACGATGTTGACATAAAAACTCCTTTTAAGTTAAGTACTGTTATTTATCAATTAATCTTTTTCTGTAACTATAACGGCAACACGATCAACCCAAATTAATCTTCCATGACAGGCTATATTCCATTTTGTCTCTCCGTACTCATGAGTACATTCTGTAAATGTTTCACCAATCAGTCTTACATCGGTTGCCAAATGTTCAATGCCGTTTTCAAAAACTCTCCAAACTAAATCAGATCCATTATGTTTGGTATTAAATCTAACGTGATATTTATTCATTTTAACCCAAGTTCTTGACGAATTTTAGTCGCCGATATACTATGTATAGCATCATCGAATGTTTCTTGTTCGATTGTATAGCCAACATCTCTGCCATAGGTAATATTAACAATATTCGGAACAGTCATTATTTCGTATTGACCTTGATAAAGTGGATCTAAATCTTTACGAATAAACGATTTAACCTGCTCTATTGCAAATGGATTACTTCCTTGCCATCCTTGACAATCACGAATTTGTATTATCACCTGCCCAGTTTTAGCAATAGCCCTTTCAAATAGAGCACGATGCCCGGCATGCCATGGCTGCCATCTTCCTAGCATTTGAACAGTTTCTTTTTGCCAATCAAATGTCGGGCGGCGTTTATTAGAAAGAATATGGCTTCCTATAAACTCTGCCCATTTTTCACAATTTTGTTCAGTGATTCTAAAATCATAAACATCTGGCGGAACAAATGCCTTGTTAGTATCTTCATAACGACCAGCATCTATGGTGTCCATCCATACAACCCAATCTGCTTTGAAATTATGACGCATTTCCGGTAATGGTGCTACAAAATCACAAATGACAAAATCGCCTGTACACTCTAAAGCAAATCTGGCCATTCGAATACTTTGTCTGATTCGACCTTCCTTACTAAAATCCCAGTCGTTGTACTTTTGTCGAACGTCATCGGCATTAAACCAATCTACCCTCACTTTTAACATATCAGAGCTAGGAATACCTTCATAGGTCATTAATCTACCTGGATTTATTTCGTATAAATCTCCATTTTCCTCAAGATAAGTTTTAAGGGCGTTTGCTATATATGTCTTACCTGCACCGGGTAGCCCCATAATTAAAATTTTCTGTGGCATGACTACCCTTTATTCGTATAATGATTTAATATCATCTGTGGTTTCTCGTTTAATCTCAGTTACAGTTTCAGTTGGTTCAACAACAGCAGGGGTAGATACAGAAAGATTTAACCTATCATTGATTACTTGAGTTAAATCTACTGCATAAACATGCTGGTTAGAATATGCACAGGATGTTTTGGCATTCAACCAAATGTCATGACCAAGGTCTTTAATTTTATCACATAACACAATTGAATCACTAAAAGATTTACCATCTTTTATCTTGTATTCAAACACATTTTTAATTTCATTTCCGGTATTATTGGTAATTGATATATTGGTATCTAATAATTCCTCTATAACTTCTTTGCTGAGTTTTAAAAATCCCGTGCTGGCATAATTTACTTTGAAAAAATCTTCTCTATTTTTTTCAATGTTATCAAAATTCATGTCTAGATCAAATACGATATTCTGAACTACTTTTTTAACTACCGGTAATCCCACAACATTTTCCGAACTGAGGATTATTTCTAAGAAAGAATTAGCATCCCATGCTAAATTTTCATCGATAAGTACCGCACATTTATAATCAAAATCCCTTAATGTATTCAACAATTCGTTTTTTGCCATCGGCGGATTGTCCATGTGTCCAATAAAAGAAGTGAATACTCTGATTCCATACCTCATGCAGAGTCTAACAGTATTAGATAAACTATTGGCATATAGGGCCGATACAGAATTATTTTCTGTATAGGTTAAAATAACCACATCAACAAATTTTTGGTTTTCAAAATTTGTTGATTGCGATTCGGTAATTGTTTCCTCGGAAGTACTCGACGGAATATTGAGTGCTTTATTATTTTTCATGGTTGTTCCTTATAGATATTTTTAAATGATTTTAAATAATCAAGCCCGGTGGAATTGATTTTACTAACATGAGTTGTTGGCTGATTTTTAATATAGTTTTCGTACCATTTTAAAAAATCTCCTTTGTATTTTTTTCCACCGTAATGATTACAAGTAATATGTGGATCCAAATATATCTTAAATTTTCCTTCTTCACGAAGCCTATTACATACATATATATCTTCGCTTACCAGTGAGGTGTTTTTAATCTGGATATTAAAGATGGCTTTTCTGTGTTTTATATTATCAGTCGATGCTTCGGGCATTTCGGTATAAGGTTCGCTGTTGTCCCATAACCACTGGCATGCTTTTCTACTGAATCTTAAAAAACCAGTTCCTAATGCACGAACTTCACGTAGATTATAGTCACTGGGTATCATTTCTCCAAAACTTCCTACATACATTTCTGGCGAATCACATTTTTTAGGATAAGTACCTCCTACTACATCTACAGGGTAATTAAGTATTTTGAAGAAATCATCCGGTTTCCATTCTATGTCAGAATCAACCCAAAATAAATCATCGCATTCTTTTTCCAATGCTATAAAGATTGTATCATTTCTTGCTCGTTGAATAAGAGCATCATAACTGACCCAAATTGGAGTAATTTCAACATTTTCATCGTAGGATTGTTTAACTGTGGCAACAAGGCTATTTGCATACCAAGTGTCAACCCTTCCATCATAACATGGAGTACCTACGATAACTCGTCTTTTTTTATTTTTTGACATCTTTTATTAAACCTTTCCATAATGGCATTCTGGCATCCCACGACCAAAATTTATTATAATAATGACTTTGTTCTTGATAAAACAAATCGTTGTGATCATATTCATCTATTACTTTATTCAGTGCTACAGTATAGGAATCTGCCAACGCAGCATAATCCGATGTATAGTTTACATAGGTTGCCCAATCGGCACAGGTTTCGAATAACGCCCCGTAATTGGTCACTAATAATTTACATCCGGCTGCACCTGCTTCAATGGCAGAAATGCAACTGGTTTCTTCAAAGATACACGGATAAGCAAATATATGGGCAGACTGTAGAGCTTTTTTTATACCGGAATTTGAAGCATATCCCATGTAATTTACATTTTTCATGCTTTTGGCTCGATTGAATAACTCGGTGTACCGACTATTAAATTGTTGATCAAACGACTTACCGTAAATTATAGTAGACGAATATACGTCCAATTCGACATCATCCCTGCCAAGTCTTTCAAAACTATCCAATAGCACAGATAAACCCCTCCAGGGGGTTGATGTGTATATTAACTTTAATTTACCATTGTTGGGTTTTTTAATATATGGTATTGGCTCAACCCAATTTTTAATCACTCTAGAGTTGTTTTCCGGAATGCGATAAATGTTTCTAAATTTTTCATATTGCCAGTTTGATGCATATACAAAATAATCAATACTATTAACAAATTTTTCATCTGCCATTAGCGCAACATTTGCTTGATCGCAATTTAATTCTTGCCATAGAATATTAATTCTATTGTCTTGTATTAAATCAAATGAACAAATGGAAAGAATTAAATTTATATCGAGTTCAAAATCACTCGACATGTGTTTCATTAACGAGTGATACAGTAACTCTGATCCGCCAAGTGGTTTCATATTTTATTAAACAGTATGTCAATTTGCAGTAAAGACTCACTGCTGTCATATAAGCAGTGCATTAAATCTACTATTTGATAGCCTTTACTTCTCATGTATTCAATTACATCACCGACTAACGGAGCCTCTAAGTTATATGGTTTTACAGAAGCTTCTATCAATATGTATTTTGGTTGATAAGTTGATAAAAAGTTTTCAGCACCTCGAAGTATATCCAGCTCCGAGCCTTGTGTATCCAATTTTATCAATCCAGAATTTTTCCAATTTCCTCTAAAGTTTACTCTTTTTGCTATATCGTCCAAAGTGGTTGTTCGTTTCTTTACTACGATGGGATTTTTATAATATTGGGTTAGCTCTTTGTATACAGAACTACCTGTTGTAATTGAATTTTCATTGTTTAATGTAAAAAAATCTAATTCTCGGTTGGATTGATCACTTAAAAGAGCAAAAATTGCATCAGTCTGTAACCAAGGTTGTTGTCTTTCATCGGCTTCTATTTGCCATGCTGTAACTGCCGGCCAATGTTTTTTTACTATTTTGGTAAATTCACCTCGATAGGCCCCAATGTCTAACAAATGACTTATAACCACACCGGAATTTTTTAACACAGAGAGCCGATGATCAATGCTGCTCATTAGTCAATCCACTTGACTTGGCGTTTCATATGATCAAAATCTTTCTTCCAAAAAGATTGATCGGCATACATCTTCCATAGGTCTTCGGGAATGATAGGTTTTCTCTGTACCCATTCAACTTTTTTCTTAATGGTATGTAATCCGGTCATTGAAACTTTGTCATCAAACCTATTATAATCGTCTTCTACATTGTCAAAATCATGATTGAAATAAGGTTCATTCAAAAAAGAATAAATTTGTCTCATGGTATTTTCTGGTCGCTTGACAATGGCATCATAATCTACCACACAAATTATGTCTTTTTCATTAGAATATATTGCTTGTTTTGTACAGGCCAACGGAGCATTTAAGAATCCACCAATGTTCATTACTGTATGTGTTCTTTCATACACACTGATAAGGTCTTGATTACCGTAAATGCCCTTCAATGTGAGAGGATTTTTTTCATTTATTCTTTCAATACTGTCAAGGATCCAGGGAACATCTCTAACACAGAGTATTAATTTTCCATCGGGCCAAATGTTTTTTATCATAGGAGTGTGAGCAGCCCATCCTCGATTGGTGTTGAAGCAAACTGCATTTCCATCACTATAATAGGCTTCAAACATGGCCTTGATCATTTGTCTTCTTTTTTCAATTGTAACAAATTCTTCCATGCCCGGGGCTGACTGTACAGTTTGAATTATGCTTCTGCCCATGTCCAATACAGGATCAGTCATTGACGCTGTGAATCGAGGATTTTGTTTTAAAATAGCACTGAGCATGGTGCTGCCTGAACGGGGTAAGCCTGAAATAAAATGTAATTTTTCCATGGTTTATTCTTTTACTATTAATTTTTTAATATCTGGTAGATAAAGATAATTGATGTCGCAATTTAAAATAGTGTCAAGTGCATCTTCAATTGAATCTACTAACGGTGCTCCGGCCAAATTAAAACTGGTATTAAACAGCATAGGGACACCGGTCTTTTCATAAAAAGATTTTATTAACTCGTAATAATTTTTATTTTCTCTACTCTTAACTGTTTGAATTCTGCAAGTTCCGTCAACATGAGTGATGGCAGGAATATTCCCCAACTTATCAGTTTGAACATTAACAGCATACATCATGTAAGGGGAATCTTCTAATCCACGCATTTCAAACCATTCATCGGCATGCTCGGCCATTACAGATCCAGCAAATGGTCTAAACCATTCACGTCCTTTGACTTGATTTACAATGTCTTTTCCATTAGGAGTTCTGGGATCAAAAACGATACTTCTATTTCCTAATGCCCTGGGGCCACCCTCTGCTCGACCAGAAAAAATAGCCACGATATTTTGATCTGCTATAAGTTGACTGACTCGATTGGCATCGGTATTGTGCATTTTACATTTGATTGTTTTGACATAATCTTCAAGACCGGCATAACTGGGTGCAAATCCTAAATACAGTGTATCTAATTTGTTAGTCTCTGTAGAACCACTGCGAGAATACCATCCCAATTTGGCCAATCCGATGGCTGTTCCGCCATCGTGTGCAATAGGATCAATGTATAAATTGATATTAGGGAATCGCTTTTTATAATAATAATTGGCCATGCAATTTAAGCCATATCCTCCGGACAATACCACATTGGTTTCTCCAGATAATTCAACGGCTTTTTCGATTAGATCCCCTAACATTTCTTGTGTTGCCTGCTGTACAGCCCAGGCTAGGTTTTTATCTACAGCAGATACTTCATTGAAATCTTTATGCCAAACTGCAGGCTCTATAGTTCTTTTCAAATAGGGAAATCTATTTTCGTCAATGGCTGCTCCGCGAGGATATAGTGGAATTAGTAGATTTTTATTACCTCGCCCTTCAACAAAGAACTCTGGAATTTTAGGGTCGTATTCACCATATGGTGCTAACCCCATAGTTTTGCCAGCTTCTATAAATCCAAATCCCAAGTAATCACTAACTGCTTCATAGGCTTTGGTTATGGTAACAGTGTTGTCAAATTCCTGAACACCATTGTTGAAATAAACCGCACCACCGTCGGCATACCTTTTATATAGAGGTTCTATATCTGTAGGATAACCGCATTTGTAGATAGATTCAGTTTCAAATCCTGCAACAATTTGTTGATTTGGCTCTGATCCCACTGCTGCTTGATGAACGCTACCGGCGCCATCTGCTACTATAGCAACAGCAGTTTCAAACCCACTGTTATAAAAAGCCCCGGCAACATGCCCTAAATGATGTTGTGATCCTAAATTGGTAACAGCAACAGCCGGATTATACTTACGAACTAGGGCAGAGTAAGGATCTTCCATGGTCCATGGCAATACCGGTAAGTCGTTACTGGTGCCGCCGATGATTAATTCGTCTACTTTGTATTCCTGAAGTATGCGGATCATGGCCTTGAAGGGATTGCCGTCGTACTTCATACGACTAAGCCGTTCTTCTTCTACATAATATATTAGTTTACCATCAGATACCAGTGCTGCTGACCCGTTGTGTCCGGGGTTTATAGCCAGTATGTTATGCATTTATTACCTTTTTTCAATATCTGTAATTATGGAATCGTAAATTTCTTTTATTTCTTTATCACTAAAATCCATTAGACTTTCATTATAACGGTCTGCTAGTGCAGAGTCAAGTCCTGTGATTCTAATTGGAGAATATTTTTTTGGTCCTTCTTTTTCTAATATTTGAAAGTAGTCAGGATATGATGTGTTTATAGGAAATGTAGAACCATAAATCACAGTTCCTCTGGTATTAACAGCTCGGGCCATGTGTTGACCAACACTGTCTACACCAACAAAATAATCGCATACTTTGATCAAACAGGCCCACATGCGCAGATCTGCTGTTGGGACTTTCATTGTTACTGTATCTTCCGGAACATATAGATTTTGTTCGCCGAAAAATATCAAATTGTATCTAGTAGCTAGTTTTTTTGCTAAACTCACAAATGCCGCGGCACTTAAACTACGCGATGATGTATCCAATACTGTATTATTGTTGGCAGCAGCACCGGATCCAAATGGTTGAAATACAATAGTTTTTGATTTCTTACCATTTTCCTTGGCTTCTCCTATTGTTTGGTTAGCCCAGTTTATTTCAGTCTTGCTAAAGTGTAGTACTGGAGGACCCAAATCTGAATGATCTGTGGTTTTGTTTATCTCCTGATCAAATGCCTGTGCCAAAGACAATTTTTGATTGAAATAACCAGGAACACGATAAGGTTCAGGACTGTGAATTACATCAGCTTTTGATATAATATTATCAAAAAGACCTTTGGTATCCAAACTATAAACACGATCCTGTAGTTCCGGGATGCTCCATAATAGTGCATCCCAGGCTGGGATAAGTATTTTCCAATCGGCGTTAGGGTTAAGTTTATGAAATTTAAGTAAAGCGGGAATTGCGGCAATGACTCGTCCAGCGCCGCCGTCTATATAAAAAATTTGATTCATTAATCACCATCATAAATTTTGTTCAAGTGTATTTAATCTTGTTGATAGTGAGGCAAATTTTTTTCTAATTCCTGTATGGCTTTGATCACCACAGGTAATAATTTACCTGTTATTTTCAACCCAACTGAGAGTAGGTTCATCCCAATCGAATAATTTACCCTCTACTACAGGATAGGCAATAGGGGCTTCCCATGAGCAGGTATCTTCGTTTAATACCCAACTAGGAAATTCTTCTGGCTTAGGAGCAATAAATGCATCTCTTTCTTGGTCATAGATATAGCCAAGGCTTGCATAGTTTTTGCGATAAGGTATTCCTCCCAATTTATGTTTTCCGCCTACAGTGTTATAACTGGTACGAAGACAGCGTTGCCCAGGACGAAATTCGGCATAATGTTGTTCCCAATCCATAGAGGTATCGGTTTCGTCCTTACCGACTATAACTTCTGTTACTATATTATTTTGATCAATAAATGCGTAGTGTGCCATTTTATGCTATTACCATTGTATAGTGCCGGTTCCGGCAGTAAATCTGTAAACTCTGTATCCGGATCTTGTTGGTTGATCATATGTTAGCCCTGCACTGATCGACACCGGAGCAGCAAAACTATTAGGATAGGCAATAATCACAACACCACTGCCGCCATTACCCCCAGTTGGTCCATATTCATTACCGCCAGCGCCGCCGCCGCCTAAATTAGTAGTACCAACAAGTGTGACATTACCGCCACCGCCGCCACCTGCTCCTCCCGTGCCTCTATTGCCACGTGCACCGCCACCGCCACCACCGGCATAAGTAACGGAGGTGCCAATAATTGTAGAAGATGTGCCTGTTCCGCCAAACCCTTGAGCAATAGCAGTTACATATCCGGCACCGCCGGCACCGCCAGCACCACCGCCACCGCCGCCGGAATAGTCACCAATTTTTAATCCAGTGCCGCCATCATAACCTTGCCGAGTAGCATCGAGATATGTGCTGCCTGGATAGATTCCCTTTCCTATAGTATAGTATAGACCGCCTCGATCCGAGTCACCGGAACCGCCACCACCGCTGCCGCCGTTTTTTCCATATGTTATACTACCGCCTTCGCTGCCTCCGCCACCTCCACCACCGATGGAAGTTATGCTTGAAAATACCGAATTTGATCCAGATTTACCGTCCCAAGAACCGTTGGCGCCAGCAGACCCGCCACTTCCGACGGTGATGACATATGCGATACCGGTAAGTGCCGAAGTTGTACTTGATAAAAAACCACCACCGGCACCACCGCCAGCAAAATATCTTCCGCCACCACCACCACCCGCAACTACCGTATATTCTATTGGAGCGATTGCGCCGGCGGGGAATGGCCAAGCAGCAGCACCTTGATAAATCTGTGCCTCTACTATAGACCATATACCGGATGCTCCTGCAGTGGTGGCTATTTTCTGCGGGCCAATTATACCTCCATTGCCGCGACGTCTCATATTAGCTAATATCCTCGTAAGAACAAACTGCCTCTAATTTAGAAACAGTATTGGCAGTTAATCTCAAACTGTCGCCTTCCTCTAAGTAAATTGTTTTACTGATAACATCCAGTGTGGATGCTGCCGGTACTGTGATTGTAAATCCCAGTCTATAGGCAACACTGCTTCTGAATATGTCCATTGTCAATGTGTAGCCACCTGATCCGTCAACATTACTGACATAGAGGGCATTTATCTTTAAGACTTTATTACTGCCTGCACTATTGGTTACAATGGCTGTGGCCGAAGTTGGAACTGCTAAAACTGCGGTCTTTCCGATGATTGTAGCTGCATTAATTAGATTAGGAGCTGCCATGATATATTTCCTTTTTGTTTAAAACTATTTAAGCGCCGCCAAATATCATAGAAAAAATAATTGGTCTTGCACTAAAAAAACTACCATTGATAGATAATCCAGTGGAATCAACTTTGAGTCGTTCTGTGGTACCAGC